CTGCTGGTAATGTGATAGTAGTTGCTTCATCTTTATCTAAGAGAACTAATGCTCCACTTTGAGCTACTGTTAATTCTGTAGCAGTGGTAAAAACTGTTTGTCTAAGAACTTCCCTTCTGCAACCAGTTAATTCACCAGCGATAGCAACATTACCAGCAGAAACATTTAAGGCAGTTTGTCCAGGAGTACCTGTAACTTTAACTAAATCACCAGAAGTTTGGGTTTTGTTATTACCAATAACTAAAGCACCACCTGCGACATTATCGGATATAATATCAGCATTATTAGTTTGAACTTTTGAGCTCTTTGAACTTGGATTTTCAGACATTTTTTATAATATAAGTAAAGAAATTTATTTTAAGTAATTTTTTATTAAATTAATTAAATAATTTATTAATTCTATAAGATATATTTTAATATCTGTAATTTCTTATAGGATTTATTTTTTTTAAAGACAATTTTTCTAAAAATATTTTTTTTTTATAGACATTTTTATTAATTATAGTAAAAATTAAATACTTTTTTAATTAATTTTTATTTAATTTTTAGTGGAAAAAAAATTTTATTTTCTATAGGAAAAAAATATATTTTTTCCTTAATAATTTAGGTATTAGAATAATTAAATAAATTCTTTTAATTTTTTTTATTTTTAGTGTTTATATTTTTAAATTTTTTTTTCTTTATATATAATATAAAAAATGGGAGGAGGATTAATGCAATTAGTAGCCTATGGCGCTCAAGATATCTATCTTACTGGAAACCCACAAATTACTTTCTTCAAAGTTGTTTACAGAAGACACACCAACTTCTCTATGGAAACAATTTCACAAACTTTCGATAGTAGTGTTGATTTCGGAAAGAAATGCTCAGTAACTATTGCCAGAAATGGTGATTTAGTTAATGGTATGATTTTAGAAGTCAAATTACCAGAATTATACCAAACCCCAGGAACTAGTACCTCTGTATCCTGGGTCGATGGAATTGGTAATTCTTTAATTAAATCAGTTGAAGTTGAAATTGGAGGTCAACAAATCGACAAACACTATGGTGAATGGCTCGATATCTGGGGTGAACTTAATGTCAAGAAAGACCACAGAGACGCCTATGATACTATGGTTGGAAACACATATGCTTCTGATGACGCTGACCCAGCCGACTCTGCCAAGGGACACGGCGTTACTTTATACGTTCCATTAAGATTCTGGTTTAACAGAAACCCTGGTCTTGCTTTACCACTTATCGCCTTACAATACCACGAAGTTAAAATTAATTTAGAATTAGAAGAATCTGCTAAATTAGTTAGATCTGATGTTGCTATTTCAGGTGTTGTTCAAATGGGAGAAAGTGGGGGTTCAAACGCTGCCCTTACCAGTTGCGAATTACTTGTTGACTACATCTACCTTGATACAGATGAAAGAAGAAGATTCGCACAAGTTTCACACGAATACTTAATCGAACAACTTCAATTCACCGGTACCGAAAGTCTCACAAGTGGTTCAGGTAATGCTAACATTGACCTCAACTTCAACCATCCAGTCAAACAATTGAACTGGATTGTTCAAAATGAAACTTACTTAACTACTGCTTCTGGACCAAGTACCACTGATACAAAGAGAAGAGCAACAGGAAACCAAAAATTAAGATACTCTGCTCTTCCTAATATTAAAGGAAGATACGATACCTTCCAAAAGGCAAAGATCCAATTAAATGGACACGACAGAATGTCTGAAAGAGACTCTGACTACTTCAGATTAGTCCAAAATGTAAACCACAGTGAAGTTTCACCAAGTAAGACCATCTACACTTACTCGTTCGGTCTCAAACCGTCTGAACACCAACCAAGTGGAACCTGTAATTTCTCAAGAATTGATAACGCTAAATTAAATCTTACATTTGATACTTCCACAGGTTCTGAAAATACTGACTCAGCCGGAAATCCATACACTGGACAAATGGGTTCAGGTGTTGAAGTTAAGGTATTCGCCACCAACTACAACGTTCTTAGAATTATGAGTGGTATGGGAGGTCTCGCCTACTCCAACTAATTTATTTTTCATTTCATATTTTAAAAAAAAATAATAATATTTATAAAAATGCTATTATTATTTAAAACTTTTATAAACTTTTAAAAAAAGTTTATATCAAAAGAACTTTTTTTAAAAGTTTAGTGGATCATAACAATAAACGTATCCTGAGTATATTTATTATCTGTGTTTTTCACTGACCATTGAACTGCCAAGGTGATATTTTGATTTGTTGTTGTATTTATTTCTGTAGAAGTTTTAGTAAAAGGTAATCTAGTAGATCCTAAATTATCTGTCCTAAATTCACCAGTTGCCACAAATGTTCCACTAGTTCCTATTGTCCTTATCTGAATCCAACAATCTAAATCTATGATATCATTATTTTCAACATCAAGAGGTACAGTTTCTTGTATTGTAATTGAACCAAATTTTATTACAGCCTTTAATGTATCTGTACTATTATTACTAATAACTCTACCTCGAGCAACTATATGAATTGCATTACCCTCAACTAAAGTATTTCCTTTTATAGTTGTTGTCCCTGTTGAAGTTAAAGAAATAGTATTATTACATAATTTATCTTCTACATTAGTTTTAAAAGCACCTCCCATCATTTGACCTTTATCTATTTTTAAACATACCTGATCAACAGTTCCATTTATTTTTACTAAATCTCCTGATGTTTGTGTTTGTTCGTTTTCAATTATTACTGCTTTGCCTCTTGGATTACTAACTAAAATATTTAGGTTTTTACATTTTAAATTATTTATTTTTTTTAAAAATACTTCAGTCATATTATATATATATGTTGATAAATATATTTAAATCTTTTTTAATTTGATATATATATATATAATGGGAGGAGGTTCTTTACAATTAACGGCATTAGGTCCACAAGATATTTACCTAACAGGAAATCCTCAAATAACATTTTTTAAGTCTGTTTATAAAAGACATACTAATTTTTCAATAGAAACTATTCCTCTAACATTTAAAGATGATATAGATTTTGGAAATACTAATAGGGTTTGTATAATTGAAAGAAATGGTGATTTAATAGGACCGATGTATTTACATGTAACAATACCTGAATTAAAACAAGAACAAACACATAACGGTAAAACGAGTACTTATGTTTCATGGGTTGAAGGAATTGGAAATGCTTTAATAAAATCGGTAGAATTAAAAATAGGTGAATATTCAATTGATAAACATTTTGGGGAATGGTTGGATATTTGGGGAGAATTGAATGTTACAAGTGAAAATCAAGAAGGTTATGATAAAATGGTTGGGAATAGATATACTAGCGATGATATGGATCCAGAAGAAGCAGTAGAAGCACATCCTGTTACCTTACAAATACCTTTAAGATTTTGGTTTAATAATCATCCTGGATTGGCTTTACCTATAAATGCTCTTCAATATCATCAAGTTAGGTTAATATTCGAATTTGAAGATTTGAAGAATTTAGTTAGGTCAGATATAGATTTAGGAGACGAACCTAAAGATATTACTGGTTCAACCGCAAAAATTACAGATTGTATATTATTGACAGATTACTACTATTTGTCGAGTGATGAACAGAGAATTTTTAGTCAAGTAGCACATGAATATATTATAGAACAATTACAATTTAATTCATTTGAAAATTTAGAAGTAAATCAAAAAAATAAAAATATTGATATAGATTTTTTTAAGAACCCTGTTAAATATTTGGTGTGGGTAATTCAAGATAAAACTTACCTTCAAACCAATTCTGGAATTTCTACAACTGATACTTATAGAAAATCTTCTGGAAATCAAAAATTAAGATATTCAAGTTTGGCAAATATTAACGGTGATTATAATACATTCAAAAATGGCATTTTAAAAATTAGTAATAATGATAGAATAAAAGAAAGAGAAGCTGATTATTTTAGATTAATACAAAATATGCAGTTTTTTAAAAAAGTTCCTAGAAAATACATCTATACTTATTCATTTTGTTTAAAACCAACCGAACCACAACCAAGTGGGAGTGCTAATATGTCCAAAGTTGACTTCGAATTAGATTTGGAATTTGATACTACAACTATATCAGAAAATTTTAAGAGTACTGGTGGAAATTATACCGGTCAGACACAGAATGAAATTGAAGTAAAAATATATGCTGTTAATTACAATATACTTAAAATTATTGGAGGACAGGCAGGACTTTCGTATAATGTTTAAATATCTTTTACACCTTTAAAACAGCTATTGTATATAATAAATTTTTACATTATTATAAATATATATATTAATAATTTTCCATATTTCTTTCATTATGCGATATTAAAATTTTAAAATAAATAACGGCATTTTAAATGTCTGAAGGTGTAAAAAAATAAAAAGAATAGTTATTACTAATAATTATTCTTAAAATTTTTGATGTATTATCTTTATTTACAAACTTAAACCCATTCGGGTAATCTAGTAAAAGATTAATCATATTAGATCATAAAAATCTTATGGACATAGTAGGGTTTGAACCTACAACTGACGCTCTCCCAAATGAGAAATATATCCTTAAAACGGACTTATTACCGGTAATAAGTCCTTGCTACACCTATTTACATTCAAAAAAAAAATCAATTTTTTTATAAATATTTATAAGTCTTATACTAATTAAACCAAACTAAATCAAACCAAGTAATTATTTGCGCGCGACTTAAACAAATGTATAGACCTTGTGTATTTAAGTATAAAACTCAAATACTAATAGTTTCTAAAAAGAAACCTAATTAGGATTTTCAAAATTAATTGGAAATCCAATAATTATATCCAAAATTAGATATAATCAATAATAATATTTTTTAAAAATTATGATTGCTGTATACACACATATAAATTCTTCAGTAAACATAACAAATTTATATGTTTGATATGCTGGACGTTTACTTATAATATAAATATCTTCTCTGTGTGCGGTGATTTAAATAAAAATTAATTTATTTAAATCTTTTTTAGTTGTTTAACCCCCGGTGGGATTCGAACCCACAATCTTCTGATTAGAAGTCAGACGCCTTAAGCCATTTGGCCACGGGGGCAGTGAAATTATTTTGAGTTTGCCGGGAATTGAACCCGGGGCTAATGCTTGGAAGGCATTAATCCTAACCACTAGACCACAAACCCATCAATAGTATTTTTCTTCTACAAATATATATTATATTTTATTTTTAAATAAATTTATTATTAACCTAATTAAATTAGAATTTAAAAGGGTCTTAAATATTTAGGACACGACTGGATTTGAACCAGCGACCTATCGATCTGCAGTCGATTGCTCTACTACTGAGCTACGCGTCCATAAAACTTTCAAATAAACGAAAATATACCCTAAATAAATATTATTTTACCAAGGGTTAAAAGGTTTTTTATCCGCCCAGCCAGACTCGAACTAGCGACCCTCCGAAAATTATAACAACTACAATCGGATGCTCTACCAACTGAGCTATAGGCGGTTAAAAATAGTGCGGTCCAAGCAAGATTCGAACCTGCCGCCTCTCAATACCAGCATCATAGTAAAATACTCCAGTGATAACATTCTAACCAACTGAGTTATGGGACCCGATAAAATAATTTAGACCTAGTAGGGTTTGAACCTACGACCCCCGCTTTATTAGAACGGGGCTCTGACCGACTGAGATATAGGTACAAAAAAACTTTTTAGGAAAAAGTTTATATCAAAAAAAAATGAAAAAAACTTTTTCCTAAAAAGTTTAGTTTTAGAAACTCAATATTCTATTATCATGTTCCTTAATAATTTAGCAAGAGAAGGTTTCGATCCTTCGACCTTTGGGTTATGAGCCCAACACGCTACCGCCTGCGCCATCTTGCTTTAAATTTTTTAATCCCATGCGGGGCTTGAACCCGCGGCCCTCAGATTTCATTAAATCGCACTATGTGCTTTTATAAAAGTCTGATGCTCTACCGACTGAGCTAATGGGACTTATCAGTAAACTTTGGTGTGCAACGGTGTCCTAACCAATTGGACTATTATTAAAATCGAAATTTTAATAAGTAGGATTTGAACCTACATTTCCGCCATAAACAAAGGAAAGTGAAATTTGCTGGAAGTTTACTTAAACAGAGAACAATCTGCTTAATTTTTTGAAAGGAAACTGGCAAAACCTTATTCAAAATAAAAGTTTGATTTGTGTTTATTTTCTATGCTGGTTGTTCTCTTTGATAATAGGAAAAATTAATTACATATTATCTAAAATATTTCGGTCCCAACCGGGCTTGAACCGGTGGCCTTTCGATGTCAGGTTGTAAGATGATATACATACTTACTTATAACAGTCGAATGCTCTGCCTACTGAGCTATGGGACCTTTTTTAGATTACTCCTGGAGGGGTTCGAACCCTCGACCGCTGCTTCATAAGAGCAGCGCTCTGCCATCTGAGCTACAGGAGCATAATATCTCATCTATGTTTAGTAAAGGAGATTTTTGTCTGAGAATATTTTAACTGATTTTTTTATCTAGAAAACCTGTCATAAAACTAAATCATTTTAAGTGATTTTGGTGTTTAAAATATGCGGTATATTCTCATAAAGATATGCCTAATTACAATTAAGTAATATAAACACTAATGATTTGACACCAGCAGGGTTCGAACCTGCGCACACAAAAGTGTAGTAGAACTTGAGTCTACCGCCTTAGACCACTCGGCCATAGTGTCTTTAAATTTTTTCAGAGAACACATTAGTTAATAATATTATTTATATGCTGGTGGTTCTCTTTTTGTTCTAGTAATATATTACTAATTCTAGAACTAAATATATTGACAGTGGCAGGGTTCGAACCTGCGCCTCCGAAGAGAGAGCAGAGTTTAGTTAGAACCTCCGGTTCTAATACTTAAATGCTCCGCCTTAGACCACTCGGCCACACTGTCTTAAAACTATTTAATGTTTATTATTTAAGTGATTTAAAAATAATTAATTTTTTTTTAGGGTTTAAGTAAGTCCCACCTAAATTAATCACTAGTATCGCTGCTGGAAGTATCCACCACATAATTATTATATGGTTCTCTCTTCTTCTTTTTTTGTCTTTTTCTCTTTGGTTTACATTCTTTTAATGGTTTTTTAATTTCTAAATTAGAACGCAATGAGAAAAATAAATCTTCTAAATTAAGTATTTGTCTTTCTACATATATAATTTGTCTCTCAATAATTTCTAAATTATTTTGAATTTTATTAAATTTAAACATTCATTATAAAGGATTGACTTACAATATTTAAATAAGATTTATTTTTAAAACTTTTTTAAATATTAAATGAAAAAATATTATATGTTTTTATTTACTTTTTTTTCTTAGTTTTTTTCTTAGTTTTCTTTCTGCCTTTTACTCCTGGTCTTTCTGTTAGAATTTTTCTAATTTGTGATATTTTTCTCTTTACTATCTCTTTCTCAACTACTCTCGGAGTATTAACTAATCCCAAAGAAATAATCTCTCTGAATATTAGAGCCAATTTATTTTTAACATCACTCGCATTTTTTGTTATATATCTTACCTGTTGATATCTTCTCTCTGTTAAAAAACTTTCTAAAATATAATTATATAATTTTTCTTCTATAGATATTTCCTTTTCATTTTCCATTAATCCCGTGGCCGTAGCAATTCCTCTTATTTTTTTAGTTAACATTTTACTATAAGTATAAGTGCTTATTTTAGCCACTTTTTGACCTTTTTTTAAATCAATCATCATTTCCAATAAAGGTCTATAATCTGTTAAATAATTAAATAAAGCTGTTTTATCTGGTTTTGATAAATTATTCAAATTTAATGTTTTTTTGTTTAAAGTCTCTATAGTTTTACCTTCATTAATAATTATATTTTGTTTTAATTCCTTTTTTTCATCACCTTTATTTTTACAAAATTCTATAAAACCTTCTACAAGGTATTTGTAATAATCCAATATTTCACTATCTAATGCTGTTCTTGAAACATTCACCATTTCTGAAAAATTAATTTGTGAAGGGTCTAAAACTTCTACATTTGTTTCTGCTGCTTCTCCTTCACCAGATTGTGCTGCGGCACCACCTCTTTTCATTAAGCTTTGAACATTCTTTAATTCAACAATAAATTCCAAACCTAACTTTTTATTGAGTTCCTTCAATCCTTCTTCACTTTTATTAAAAAATAAATTCTTAATATCTACTTCTCTTATCGAACCATCTCTGTTAGGGTAGAAACAATAATATAAAGAATCTTCTAAATTATCACTTGATAAATTATTGTTTCTATATCTTAAATAATTAACCGCGTTTCTCTGAATTAATGTAAAAAGTGAAAACCTAAAATATCTATTCAATTTGGAATCATCGTAATTAGTTCCTCTATATGTTTGTAAAATTCTTACTAATTTTCCTGTCTTTTTAAATTTTGTTATTTCTCCTTCAAACATTGTCATTAAGTCTATCATCTCTGGTTGAGGAGGTTTATGTAAAATTTTACTTTCAAATATTCTTTTTATTGCCAAATTTGAATTAAATCTTTCAGTTCCTACAATTAATCCTCTTCCCAAAACTTCTCTTTGTAAATCAATACCATTTGTTCTACAAAAATCTAATACTTTATGATCCATCTCTTCTATCAAATCCTTATTATTTTTACAGAATTTTTGAAACTGAATATTTAATTTATCCATAAAATTTGTCATATAATCTTGCGCTTCTACTTCATCAAATGATTGAGATTGTATATCCGCCACATTTACAAAACTATTTGAATATTTTGGATATTCTGATGATAATTGTAATGGTAAATTTTCTCTATTATTGGAAGGATTTACTTCTACAGAATAATTTCTTTGGTTTCTTTTAGTTTTTAAAAAATGTGATAATTTTTTTTCTAAACTTGGTTTATTATAAAATTGTTTTTGTACTTCCATCGGTGGTTCATTTGGAGGTTGATAATAAGTTAGAATATTTTGTTCAGGAATCATTGCGGCATCATACATTTCTTCCTTACTTATGGGCCTATAATTTTGATTTTCAAAATCAACTAAATTTCTAGGTTCGACACTTTCTCTAATTGGAATATTTCCGAATTCTACTTCCATAGAACCTTTTTTTCTCTTAATTAACTTTGTTGGAACATTATTTACCGGTTCTATTGCATCTTCTAGTATCAGAGGACTGGGATAATTTACTAATTTTTTTTTTTCATTCATTTTGAAGGGTTCTTTTCTCGAATGTATAGGTGGAGAATATGGTCTCTTAGGTCTCTAGGTCTCTTAGGTCTCGGTGGTTTTATCTTTTTAGTTTTTTTATGTTCTTCAGGTTCTTCGATAGGGAAAATAGGTTGCCTTGGTATATCTTCATCCGCAGAAAAATAAATAGATTTAGGTTTATTAGGTGGAGAATATGGTCTCTTAGGTCTCTTAGGTCTCTTAGGTCTCTTAGGTCTCGGTGGTTTTATCTTTTTAGTTTTTTTATGTTCTTCAGGTTCTTCGATAGGGAAAA